TGAAGTTACCAACGTAAGAACAACAGGTGGTAGTGGTAATCCTGATAAACTGATTATGGAAGAAATAAGGATTGACATAAAAGTAAAAACAGTTGGGTATACAGCAGATAACACAGTGTTCTCTTATATAATAGAAGATCAACAAAAGAAAGCAAGAACATCAAGTCAACCACAATCAGATCCTATATCTGCTCAGTTTCCAAATGAAACTTATACAAGATATTTAAATAAAGGTGATGAGGTAAGATTTTCTGCACATTGTCAAGCTAAAGCAAAAAATGGTAGAAGTCAAACACTTTCTGCTACATTTGAGTTTTTTGCTGGCACAATAGATCCTGATAATTTGGGAGGTACAGCAGCAGACAATGGAGTATTAAAAATATCATTACAATCTGATCAACCTACATATGGACAAACATATAATCTAAAAGATATTATGCCAAATGATATTTCTCAAATGGAATTTATAAAAGGTATTTCTCACTCTTTTAACTTACAAATGACTACAGATGAAGCAAGTCAAAAGGTGTTTATTGAACCTTATAATGATTTTTATTTTGATAAAGGACAAGCATTAGATTGGACTTATAAAGTTGATAGGAGTCAGGAAGCGACAGAGGAATGGTTGCAGACTGAATTAAAAAGAGATATGATTTTTAAATACAAAACAGACGACAAAGATGTAGAAGCAGGAACGCTTAGTAGGTTATTTAACGACATAGAAGATATTTACCCTTACCAAGAAACATTATCTAATGATTTTGAAAAGGGTCAAGTTGTTTTTGAAAATCCTTTGTTTGCAAACTCATATATGTTAGATGATAAAGACACTTCTGACAGAGATCAAGATACAATACCATTTATACCATTTTTATCAGAAGAAGATATAGGCAATTCTATTTTAGATAATTTTACAGCACAAGCCGTAGCAGCAAGAGCAGATAAAGGATTTGAATTTTTGCCAAGATTATTTATGTGGAGACAATATAGTCCAGCAGTTCAAAATCCTCAAATAGCAAGAAAAGCAGTTACATCTTCTAATATAAACAATAAACGATATATATATGCTGATTCTTTGGCAATTGCAGCGTTTATAAACACAGGTCAATTTTCACTAAGTACAGCACAAGACATAGTTTTATCACAAATCTATCCTCATGCATTTAGTTATAATCCAGAAGATCCTACTTTAACAAATTTGTCTTATGGTAATATTTACTCAAGAACATATGATGACACTACAAATCTATATGGATCAGGACAATATGTAAAAGGTTTGTACTTTACTTATTATAAGTTTATGATAGAACAACTAAAAAGAAAACCAAGAATAAAAAAATTACAAATTGATTTAAAGGTTACAGATATTATAAATTTAGATTTTAGAAAATTAATTTACATTGATAATGTTTACTATAGATTATATAAAGTTAACGACTATCAGCCAACAAAAAATACAACTACTAAAGTAGAATTAATAGAGTGGTTTGACGTAGGTGACTTTACAGCAGATGCAAACAACACAGTTGTACTTCAAGTAGATAATGGTGGAGAATTCTTCTAAGTTAGAATTAAAATTATGAAAAGAGAAAAACAAGTTTCAAGAACAGGATTACCAAAAACAAGTGGTTTAGATGTATATACTAGTGTTACTATTATAAATGAGCAAGTAGTTCTTATGCCTGTTGTAATGACTGATAAGTTTGGTAATGTTCATAGTGTTATAAAAACAACGAAAAAAGATTCTATCACCTAATGAGAGATTTTATAAATACAAATAAAAAGTTAGAGTCAATAGGTTCTAAATTAGTTAATGATTTAAGAGAAGAGCTTAAATTTCAAAAACACAATGCTACAGGTGAGTTGAGTCGAGGTATAAAAACAAAAATTACAAAAACTAAAGAAAGTATTTTAAATATAACATCAACAGTAAAGTATTGGAAAGCAGTAAACAATCCTGCATTAGCTAAAATACCAAACCTTAAAACTATATATAATTGGATGCAAACAAGAAGTATTGAAGGTGGTTTTTCAGTGGCTAATCTGATATTAAAAAGATTACAACAAAGTGGTTATGGTAACAGGAAGTATCCAGACAATTCAATGAGAGATCCTTACATAGTGTACAAAAAAGGTAATCAAACACCTCGTAGAACAAACTTTGCAGGATATGTAGTTGATAAATTAAGAAAAACAATTGGACAAGATTTAGCACATGATATTGGTAAAGATGTGGCTAGTATAATTAGTAAACAAGTAAAGTAAAGTGATATGTCAATAAATACAGAGAAGGTAATAGTACAGGTAGTTGTCAAAGGACAAAAAGACATTAATAATCTAAAAACAGAAACAAAGAATTTCAGCAAAGAAGCACAAGGAGCAGGAAAGGAAACACAAAATCTTCTTGTAGGTTTTACAAAGATGGCATCAAAGATTGGGTTAGCTGTTCTTGCTTTTCGTAAAATAGCAAAAGCAGTAAGTGTGATGGTGCGTGATTTTAGAGACTTTGAGTTTCAAATGGCAAAAACTGCTGCAACGACAGGAGCAACAGCAGAAGAATTTATAACATTAAGCAAAACAGCAGAAGATTTAGGTAGAACGACTTTCTTTACAGCACAACAAGTAGCAGAATTACAAACAAACTTTGGTAAGTTAGGATTTAGCACAAAAGAAATATTAGATGCACAGGAAGCTACTTTACAATTAGCAACAGCAACTGACACAGATCTAGGTAGAGCAGCGATTGTAGCTGGAGCAGCAGTAAGAGGTTTTGGACTGGATGCATCAGAAACACAAAGAGTAGTAGATGTTATGGCAGTAGCATTTACATCTTCTGCATTAGATATAGAGAAGTTTCAAACATCTATGACAAAGGTTGCACCGATTGCAAAGTCAGCAGGGTTTTCTATTGAGGATACAACAGCAATCATGGCTCAACTATCAGATTCAGGTATTGAAGCATCTATTGCTGGTACATCTTTAAGAAATATACTTTTAAAGATGCAAGACCCTAACTCTGACTTAGTTAAATCTTTTGGAACAACAATACATTCATTAGATCAATTAATACCAGCGTTAACAAAATTTACAGAAGAAGGTGGTAGTCTGGCAGAAATTATGGAAGTTGTTGATTTAAGACAGGCAGCAGCTTTTGAGCAGATGATTACCAGTAGAGAAAGAACAGTAGCTTTAAGAGATGAACTTAATAAAGCAAGGGGTGCAGCAGAAGCAATGGCAGATATTGTTGGAGATAATTTAGAAGGTGCATTTAAAAGATTAAACTCTGCTATATCTGGTTTGCTTATCAATTTAACAGAAACTTTTATTGGTAAAAGTTATCAAAACCTTATTGATGGTTTAGCTAATATTATTAACTTATTTAGTGATCTGGTAGATATACCTGTATCTGAACAGTTAGAAAATCAAGGTACTGCATTAAATATTTTAGTCGGTAGATTGACAGATGTAAATATTCAAGAAGAGGAAAGAAATAGAATTATTGGTGAGATTAATGTAAAATATCCAGACTTCTTAAAAAATATAGACACTGAAACTGCTGACACAAAAACTTTAGTTGATAGATTAAAAGATTACAATATAGAGCTTGGAAATAGAATAAGATTACAAATAGCTTTAGAAGCTCAACAAGAAGAACAAGAAAAATTAGATAAAAGAAAAAGAAAAGAAATTGAAACAGAAACAAAACTTTTAGCTGCTTTAGAGAAAGCAGAGGATGATTATGGTATTATACAAGATAGAAATGCAACTTTTGAAGAAAGAAGAAATGAAACATTAAAAAAACTTAATGAAAGAAGAGCACACGGTTTAATTGATCAAATTAAACAAAATAATTTGTTTAATGATATAACTAAACTTTATAACCAATTAACAAAACGTCAACAAAAATCTTCAGAACAACAAGAAGAATTAAATGTAGCAACTGATGCTTATAATCAGTTGCTTAAAAGTCTTGGTATTGAA